AGTAGTATTGTCCAATGTTGTAAAGGCAAACTTAAATCAGCAGGTGGTTTTAATTGGGAGTATGCAGATGAAACTGAGTGATTATATAAAACATTTTGATGAAATAGATAGACGGGAAACAGCAGGAAAAGCTAATACTTTAACTCCTGACCAAGCTAAAATATTTCGTGACATATTTGCTACATATAAAGACCCAAGTATTAGATTTGCAGTATTAGATGCTAAGAGTGGTAGTGGAAAAACTACACTTATTAGAGCTATGCAAAAATATGCTAAAACAAATAAAATCAACATTGTAGTAACAGCATCAACTGGTAAAGCTGCATCTGCATTAGGTGGTTCAACTATCCATAGTTATATGGGATTAAGTATGGCTCAAAATGATGAAGCTACAAGCAAGGATGATGCTTTAAAACTTACATCAAGTGATGCTGAAATAGATTACCCAGATATTCTTATCATAGATGAATCAAGTATGGTAGGACAAAAGATATTTAGTGAGATTGACAAAAGAAGATTTGATTATGTGTTATTTGTTCTTGATAGTTCACAACTTCCACCTGTTAAAGAGAAAAAGGTTGAATGGCAGAATATCACATCTAAACAATATACTTTAACAAAAACACTTAGAGCTAAAGACCCAAGAATGATGAAATTCTTTGAAGATTTTAGAAAGTATAAAAATGGAGAGATTGAAGATTTAGACCTGAATGATTATGTGAACAATGATAATATTGTTTCTATTGATTATAAAGATTTAGACTTTATGCCAAAGAATACTCCAAGTTGTATTGTTGGATATAGAAATAGATTGGTTGAACATTTAGTTGAAAAGACTACTCATAAAGACCACGATATGTATAATCTAAATATTGGAGTAACAGCAACTATGATGATTGCATCTGATGATGTTCCAAATCATAATGGATATTTTAATAGGACTTTTGAAAATGAACTTATGTACTACAATGGGGAAGATGTAAAAATCACAAAACTTACTGAAGTTACAAAAGTTTTAGTTGAAAAAGGATGGACAAGATATAACAATTTTAATCTATCTATTGATGGAAGTAAAAAAGGTATCACTTGTACTGACAAATCTAAGCCAGTTCCTTATGGTGCTAAAGAATCTCCTGACCCAAAACAATATTTAAAGTTTCCACCTGATGATGTTCTTGAGCATTGTACTTTGGCAATTATTGAAGATAGTATATTTATTTTACTATGGGATAATTCAGAGGAAGAATTAAATAAAATTCTTGATAGATATTTTCAAAAGTTATTACCACATCTTAAAATAGTTCAAGCTATAAAGAAGTATAGAAAAACTGGGGAAATATCTGGTGTTGATTATGAAGTTAAGAAGAATATCAAATCAATGAAGCAGAAAGAATTTAAAGAGTGGTTTGCAAATACTCCTGAATCTTCTGTTAGAACCAAAAGATGGGCTGATTTCTTATCTGCAAAAAGTGTTATTAGTGCAAGACATACCACCGCAAGAACCATTCATAAATCACAGGGTATATCTGTACCTGCTGTTGTGATTACTGATATGTCATTCTATGGTGCAAGTCTATCAGCTCAATATGTTGCAGCTACAAGAGGTAAACACGGATTGATTCTCGTTGAAAATACTCCACCACATTTAGCTAAAAAACCAACAGAATTAGATGATAATTTTGGAGAAGATATATGGTAGATTATACTGAATTTAGAGGACTAAACACTAAAAAGAAGTGGGTTTATGGTAGCCTTGTTAGAACAACAACTGGACTTAAACATAAACAAGCTCAACATACTGAAACTTGGATAGTTGAGAGTGCTTTTGGCAATGGTGGTTGGTTTAATGTTTTAAAAAGACAGTATGTGAAGCCTGAAACAGTATGTCAATATTCTGGATTGAATAGCAAAGATGGTGTTAAGATTTATGATGGAGACATAGTATATATAGCAGGGAAAGGAACTTGCTTGATAGTTTTTGATGGATTAGTTTTTGAAGCTGAAATATTAGATAAGCCTAAAATTATGGATGACTTGTTTTACTTGCACGAATTAGATGATTTCTCAGACCTTGAAAAAGTCGTAGGAAATATGCACGATACCCCTGAATTGCTAAAGGAACACTAATGGTAGATTGGAATTATAAAGGTAAAAAAATTCTTGGACATTCTGACTTGCCAGATAATGCTACTCATATAGTTTATGAATTAACTTATGCAGATGGTATGAAATATCTTGGTTATAAAACAGTTAGAAGTGAAAGAAGATTGAAGCCTACAAAAACTCAACTTGCAATTAGAAAGAATTATAAAAGAGTCGAATTGAAAGATTTAAACTTTACTAATTATAATGGTTCAAGCAAGTTCAATGAAGGTAGAAAAGTTGTGTCAAAAGAGATACTGCATATTACATCAAATAAAAGAACTGCTACTTATTTAGAAGTTAAACTTATTATGATGAATAGTGCTATTGAATCTAATGACAAATATACAAATGGAAACTGTAATGGCAAATGGTATGACAACTGCCTTGATGGTTTGATTGGAGATAGTGATGACAACTAAAGAAAAGAAAAAACTTAGAAAAAAGCGTAAAGCAAAAGCAATGAGACAATTATGAGTGTAGCATTAGGCGATGTAGTTCCTATCAGAGAAGATAAAGAGTTTCAATATTATGCTTCAAACGATAGAAGATTTGGTGGCACAATTCAAATACCATTAGATAAGGTTGATAATTTTATGGATGCTGTAAAAGCTGATAAAATAACTGTTGAAAAATGGGAAGCAAGGATTGTTCAAAAGAACAAAGATGAATAGCAACGAGATAGCTTTTAGAGTATTATAAGTTATAACTTGTGTCGCAATTATAGCAAATGCTATACATCAATGGTAAAAGGAATAAAATGAAAGAAGGATTGAAGTATGATGATGGCAAATTGCTAATGTCATTGGTTGAACCAGAATTTATTGAAGGAACAGCAGAAGTATTAACTTACGGTGCTAATAAATATGAACCTAATAGTTGGCAGAATGTCGCTGATGGAGAAAAAAGGTACAAGGATGCTTTATTGAGACATCTTATGAGCTATTTAAAAGGGGAAGAAAAAGATGAAGAATCTAATATTAGCCACCTTAAACATATAGCTTGTAATGTAATGTTCTTGATGAGTTTTGAAAGGAATAAAAGTGTGGAATAGATTTTTAATATGGTTAGGAATTAGAAAAGAAGTTGAACCATCTGAATCTTGCTATTGTGCAGATGATGATTGTCCAAATCCTCCTGTTGATTATGAACAATGCTACAGAAATGGTTGTCCGTATGAGGATTGGGAGTATGAAATTTTAAAAGATGAGAACTTAGATGATGAAGAAGTGGCAGGTCGTTTAGCACGAACATCAAATGCTGTCAAACATAAAAGAGAAAAAGTGGAGTTCAACTATGAAAGTTAGAGAAATTAAACAACGATTAGCTGCTGCAAATAAGCTTATAACTAAACAAAGCCAAAGTTAAAAAAGCAAGATGCAAACTTTGATGATTTAGTTCAAAGAACCGTATCTGCTTTAAATGCTCAATTGGTACTGCACGAAGCACAGATGGAAATTGTAGAAAATGAAATTAAAAGACTTAACCATATTATTGGTTATTTAGAAACAAAGGAAGTATAATGTTAAAAAAAGTATATGATTTTAATCAGGCAAGAAATGAGTTTAAGTTCGATAGAGCTTTAGAAATTAAAATGTTCAAAGAAGAAGTTGGAGAGTTTTTTAAAGAAGCTAAAACAACAGCAGATAGAGTTGATGCTTATGTAGATTCTGAGTATGTTATTCAAGGTTCAGAAATGAAATCTATTTGCCACGGTAAAGAAAATCCTAATACTGAATTATGGAGAAGAGCTGAACCAATTATGAGAGCAATTCTTGTATCTGAATTAGCTCCACTTGATATTAATGTTATCATTTCAAAAGCAAGAATTATTGTTTGTGATGCAAATGAAATTAAAGGTAAAAAGCTTGAAGATGGTAAGGTTTCTAAAGATGGGTTCAATGTTAATCCAACTCTTCAAATTGCTGAAATGATTGCTGAAGAAAAGAAAAATTCTAAATCAGAGAAAAAGGATAAATAATGAAAAAGATAAAATTAAGTGTACCTGCTGCACAAGCTATTGAAGATTGTAATAGAAGGAAAAAGTTACAACAATTAACAAGAAAGGGTAAATAATGAATTTTGGTAAAGCTGTTGAAGCATTAAAAGATGGTCAGAAAGTAGCAAGAGCAGGATGGAATGGCAAAGATATGTACATCTATCATAAACCTGAAGGCATTAAAGATAATCCTCACGATGGTGGAACTTATACAAGACAAGCATATTTAATTATGAAGACTGCACAAGATAAATTAGTGCCTTGGATGGCAAGTCAGAGCGATATATTAGATGAAGATTGGCTCATTATAAATGATGAAGCACAATTAGATTTTGGAAATGATGGAGCAAGTGGAGACTAATACAAATTAGTATTTAGCTCCAAAGTTATTAACGGTTCTGTTCTGCTGTAAATGTGGAAACAGACCGTTCATAGCTATCTCCTGTATCTTTTTAGCTACATCATCTGCATTTCTTTGTAAAGCAGGTTTGTCTCCACGACTCATAAATTCAACAAGGTCTCTAATCCCTAATTCCCATACATCAATAGTATCATCGTGAGTTAAACATTTTGCTATTTTAGTTAAATGTGTTAATTGATAAGTTAAACTATAAGCTGAAGTTTTTTCAAAATCTTTTTCTATAGCTCTTCTATCTACGACTACTCTATGTTGATTTAAAAGTGGTTCTAAAGTATCTATAATACGAACCTCTTTTTGATTTACAGCTCTCACATCTTCAGTCTCAACATCATATTCAGCTTCAATTAGTTTAGTTTCTAACATTCTAAGATAAGCACCATCTCCAAAGTTAGATTCAGCAATAACCTTATTTACTTTATATTTCATAGCTATAGCAACTAATGATTCTAAAGCTTCATCATCATATCCACCTGATAATCCACCAAAATCTCTAATGAATATTTTACCACCCATTACTGATACAACTATCCAACCTGTTTCATCTGCACCTTTACCACTAGGGTCAATTGCAAGTGTAGTAAAATCAAAACCTGCTCTTTCTTCAGATAACCAAGCAGGACTTACGAAATAATCAGATACAAATCCTCTATGCTTTAAATCTTTTCCATTTATCTTTTCTTCGCTTGAATATATAAATCTAATTGGATTATCAATTGGGTCAATATCATAAACAATTAAATCTTTTAGTTTTAGTGGATATTTGAACTCATCAGATGAAGTTGGATTAAGCATATATTGTAATTCAAAAGCAGACTTACCAATTCTCAATCTTCTTTTGTTTAGAACTTTAGCATTAAATCTTGTATCTACAGCAGTACCAATTATTGATGGATTTTCAAGTATTCTTTCTTTGATATATGGAGCTAATCTATCTTGATAAAATACATTTACTTCAGGATAAAATGCAGGTATCATAAATACATCAAATGCACCTGTAGCTTCTAAATTTAAGTAGATACTATCCATTGATTGATATGTACCAAGAATAATCACTTCTCCACTTGTCTCATCACTTTCTACAAGCAAGTTGATAGATTCATTGTATTGGTCTAAAAGTGTTTCTCTTGTATCAGGAGTTCCACTATTGCTTGGTACTTCAATATCATCACTAATAACTATTGTAGCTCTCATACCTGTAATAGATGAACCAACACCTGCTGAATAAACACTTGGACTATCTGAAGCTTTAGCACCATTTGCATCAAATATCTCTTTAGATTTTCTTTGATTACTTCTTGGAGCTAAATGTTGAAGTGGTGGAGTAAGTTTTAATAAATTCAATAAGAATGTTGTAAAGTTTCTTGACCTTTTAGATGATGCTGAACGAACTAAAATATGCTCATTTGGATTTCTAAGTAATCTCCAAAGTACATATAGTTCAGTAGTAAGTGATTTAGCTAAACCTCTAAGTGCCAATAACATTTTATCTCTATCATTATCAGAACCAATGTATCTTGCCATTGCAAATTGTGGTTCAGTTGGTACACCAAATCCTAATCGTAGAAACATATATTCATAGAATACAATAAAATCTTCAACTAAATCATCAAAGATAAATTCTCTTCCACCTGCTATATAGACATCAACAAGTTCTTCAACCCATTCAACATCCTCATCAGGTATCTCTTCTAATTCCTCTAAATCTTTGTCATATTCTTCTGTTATTACAGTCAATTCTCTCTCCTTAATTGATTATTGTTTGGCTTTTTGTCGTTTAATTATCTTTTCTACTTTATCGTGATTTCCCACTTCAGTTTTTTTATCTTGTGTTATATTATTATTGGTTAGCATCTGTTGAAGAACTGATACATTTCTACTATTTCCATTTAATAATTCTTCATATAATGTATTTAACATCTCTTCTCTTGCAGATTCAAGTTTCTTATCTAATGAAAGAGATTTAAACTCATCCATTGATTCTTTTATTGCTTCTGCTTCCAATAACTCTTGTTCAGTTAATTCTTTTTCAGCCATTAATATTCTTCCTTAATCATTTCGTTTGCTTTATTATTGAATGGTTGTAGCCAGAACATATTTGTACCAAGTAATGATTTAACTTTCATAATATCATTTGAGTTGGTATCTCCATTTAATACATTCATTCCTGCTTTTTGTAAATCAAATAATCTACTTGGAGTGATACCTAAATGACTAATTGGTTTATTATAGCTTTTATATTCATCTCCTGTAGCTACAGCACCCAATCTACCAAGAATATCTATATGAGTTTGAACTAAACCTATTGGTGCTAAATGGGGCATCCTATCAACAATATATTTAGCCATTTCCATTTGACCTTCTGAAGTATCTAAATCATATCTTTTATCTTCTTTCCCAATGTCTTTCAATTGTGTAGATAATCCAAGAACCATAGCTCCTGTTGCTGAAGCTGCCATAGCATCTAAAGTATCAAAGTTATAAGCCATTTTTCTTGCTAATTTATTATATGCAATAACTGGGAATCTCATAAATTGAAACATCATTTTAGCCAATGAATGACTACCCATAATCTCAATTAAGAAGTCAGGAGTATCTAAATCATTACCTTTTAAAACAGTATCTCTTGTGGCTCTATTTAATGCTCTCTCAAGATTAGCCATTTCTTTAGTTGCAAGTTTATCTAAATTCACATCAGTAATAGTTTTCCCATCCCACTTAACCAAATCTTTTGTCTCTCTAAGCATCTTTACATCATCTGCTGATAATCCTAATCTATTCATATTCTTAGTAAATTTAGTAGTAAGTTTAGCAGACAATATATAATCTAATGAAGCCATAGACACAGTTCTATCCATCATATCAATTACCATATTCATACCTGATAATTTAGAAGTTAAGTTTCCACCTTTTTGAAGTAAAACTTCTCCCTTAGATATTTTATTTAATCCATAATCTCCTGCGTTCCACATTGCAGCGTGGTCTCCAAGCATACCTTCAGAAGCATTACCTAAATATCTTGCAAGTTTTTTACCTGCTTCTCCACTTCTACTCATTAATCCAACAGCATCTTTAGTAAAATATTTCATACTTCTACTTAATCCAAAATCATTTACAATCCCAGATAAATCAGATAATGTATTTATACCAAAGAAACCTCCAAAGTTAATATAATTTATTTGGTTCATAGCTCTTACAGCTTTACTTGCCATAGAATTAGCTTTTGGGTCAATACTTCTTGTTCCAAATACAGATTG